TGACGCTGGAAAACGAGGCCGACGACCTGTTGCCGCCGCAGGATGCGAGCGACACCGGTAATTTCAACATCATCATGGATTTCTTTTTCACTTACGCCGAATCGATACCGGCTCATTAAACTTTTATTTTTTTCAATCCTGTAACAGGAGATCGCTATGTTCAAACTAATATCAAAACTTTTTGCCTGGCAGTTCATGGGTGTGTTCGGGCTCGGTGTGGCGGTGACGCCGGACCTCGGCCATGGCACGGCCATCACGTTTTCCACCGGGCTGCTGGCGAAACTGTTGTCGGTGAGCTGGGGCGGCATAGCCCGCGCCGCCGTGGAAACCACGGTGCTTGACACCAGCGGCGGCAAGACGTTTTTACCCGGCGATAACTACGATCCCGGCGAGCTCACGGTGGAAATGCAGTTCGATACCGATGCCGCCTGGCTGACGCCACTGACGGCCGCAGCGGAAGCGGTGACGATTACCTGGCCGGACGCAGAAACGTCATCCTTCTCCGGATTCATGACCGGTTTTGATATCGAGAATATCACGAATGAGGGCGTGATGACCGCTACCGCGACCATCAAGGCCACCGGCACAATTACCCCGTAATGCTGGCAGCATTGAAGCGGCTCACCGGCATGATGCCGGCGCGCTTGAGATGAACCCGGATCCAGTGAGTTGCATGTGGTGGTGCGAAAACGTAATCATAAAAAATGGTGATGTATGAATGTAAAAAATATCAGTGGTGTCTATTTTGTGCATGAAGAGTTGACCGCGCGGGAATACGTGGCGCTGTGCAGTGTCGGGGACATTCCCAGGGACGATCCCGGCAAGGCTGTCACCAGCCTGTCGGCGGTGTGTGCGGCCTGTGTGCGTGACAAGGACGGCCAGTTGATCAATCCGGATGTTGAATACTGGCTGGACCAGCCATTTATTGTGATTGAGCAATGTGGCAACGCGGTCCTGAACAGCGCCAACGGTCTGCAAAAAGACAAGGAGATGGAGCCGGGAAACTGAGTGACCATCCGGCACTGGTGTTCGTGTACCGCCTGGCATGCGAACTGGGTGAACCTGACATCGACAAGCTGCTGGATGGTCTGCCCGCGAAAAAACTGGTCGGCTGGATGGATTATTACGAACTGGAACCATTCGGTTATGCGCGCATGGACCTGGGCAACGCCATCATTGCAAGTGTCATCGCCAATGCCAACAGGGGCCGCCGGCAACGGCCGTTCAAGGTGTCTGATTTCATACCGAAATTCGGGCCGCACAAGAAGCAGGACTGGAGAGATATGAAAGCCCAATTCAAGATGTTCGCCGCAGTACATAACCAACAGGTGAAGAAAAATGGCTAAAGCCGGCACATTATCGGTTTCGATACTGGCACGCACCAGTTCGTTCACGAAGGGCATGAAGCGGGTGAAGCGCGAGCTTTCCGATGTGACCCGACAGGCGGCGGCGTTTGCTGCGGTGGCCGTGGCCGCCGGTGCGTATATGGTGCGCCAGCAAATGGAGCAGATCGACACGACCGGCAAACTGGCGGCACGCCTGAGATCCGCGACACAGGACATCATCGCGCTGAATGAAGTCACCGAGGAAGCCGGCGGCAGCGCCGAAGGCATGCAGAAGATGCTGCAGTTCCTGGCGAAAGCGGCCGGTGAAGCGGCCGGCGGCAGTTTGCTGACGAAACGTGTATTTGACGGTATCGGCATCAGCATGGATGCGCTGAGGTCAAAGTCACCAGTGGAACTGATGGTGTCGGTATCGGAAGCACTGGACCGGATCAGTAATGTGAATACACGGGCGGCCGTAGCGGCGCGTTTGTTCGGGCGCCAGGGCGTTCAAAACCTCAATACATTGACGGACCTGCGCAGTAAATTGCAGGCCGCCAGGGAGGAAACCGAAAAAACCGGCCAGGCTTTTTCCAATATCGATGCGGCCAAGGTGGAGGCCGCCAACGATGCCTGGGGCAGGGTGAAAGACGTGCTGACCGGCATTGCAACACAAACCGCCATTGCCCTTGCAGACAAAATTCTGTTTATCTCAGAAGCGATATTCAAGGCAGCTACGGAAGGTGAGGGCTTCGGCAAAAGTATCGATTCGGTCATTGAGAAGGTGACTATCGGGATCGGCATAGTGGGCGATTTGTTCCAGGCCTTTAAGGCTGGTTTATCCGGTGTCCAGGCAGTCATCTTCACGGTGGCAGATGCCATATTTGCATTAACAAAACGCCTGATTGCGCCGGTCCTGTTACTGGAAAAGCTGTATAACCTGGTGGCACCCTCGGCCATCGAATCGAAGATTGGAGAGAATGTCACTCTGCTGCTGGACTCGATGCGCGAGGTATTCCAGCAAGCCAAGCAGGATGCCCTGGACGATATGATGGACTCGTCAATAAAAGCTGGGAATCGGGATGCATTTTTTGGAGTGATGGAAGCTTCCCATCTCGCGGCCGCCAATGCGGAAAAAGCGGCACAGGCAGTCATCGATAAGGTCAAGCAAAGCACTGATGGAGTGAGTACAGATTTAGATAAGATTTTCGGTGGCGGTGGCGATACCACTACGAAGGCCCCACGGAACAATCTGGACCTGTTCCAGGGGGATATTTCCCGCTTCGCACTGGGTTTTGAAGGGCGCATGAAAAAAGACAAGAACCCGCAAATCGACAAGACCAACGAAATATTGGAGAAAATACTCAAAAAGAACTGTGGCCCGAATATCGCGGTGGCCGGCTGATGGCTGTTATCAAAGACATTAAGGATGGCGATCTGAGTGTCTCCGCTGACGGCACCAGCTACACACGCATTTATCTTGTGACCGAACTTTCCGGCGCTGCAGAAGCGCGTTTGTATAACGTCTTGTTGACTGCCGGCGTGCCGCGTTACGGCGAACCGCACCCGGTGATTCCGGGCCTCTTTGTGATTGGCATTGTGGCCGTGCCGGATGAAGCCGGCGCGAAAGTGACGGTGACTTATGGCTATCCGACCTTCGAGAATAAAGAGCCGAACGAAACCGTGCCGGCGGTGATTCAGGTCGGCTCCACGCTGCAGGAAAGCACTACCAGCAAGGACAAGGACGATATCCTGATTAAAACCACGTTCGTTTATACGCCGGTGGATGACGACGGCAACCAGGGCGAGCAGACCCCGGAGGACTATGTACCGTCGCTGTCGGTGCAGGTGCCGATGACGTCGATTGAATATCAACGCCGCGAAAATAACAACCCGATACAGAAATCCATGCTTTACGTCGGCAAGGTCAACAGCGTGGGTATTGGAGCGTTTGCACCACGCACGTTGCTGTGTACCGGGATCGAGGGCGGTTCGAACGACGGCGGCATCACTTATGATGTGAGTTACCGGTTCCAGTACGAACCGAAGACCTGGGACGCGACCTATTTTTTTATCGATCCGGACACCGGTCAGCCGCACAAGGATGTAAAGATTAACCCGCCGAACGGTTACGGTGTGGCCCGGCTCTATGACGAGATCGACATGAGGCCGCTGAATGTCATCTAGGCAAATCACGGAAACGCCGAAACGCTATCAGCGCGGCCAGACGTTGCGCGCCAGGCAGTTGAACCAGTTGCAGCAAGGCATCGTGCGCCTGAACGGCGGTGCGAATCCGCCGTTGCAACTGGTGGGCCAGGCCACCGGGGCGAACAAGATTGCTATCGGGCGCTTTGTGATCACGGAAGTGGCGGAGGATTACCTGGTGTGCCGCGAATTCGATGGCACGCAGCATGGCGCGGTGGATGTCTATATCGCCAAACCGCCGTTGCTGCGCAACAGCGTGGTGGAACGTGCCGGTATTACCTACAGCTACACGGCAGTCGATACGCGCACGGCGGATGATGGCGCGGCAACTGAAGAGCAGGTGATGGTGCCGTCTTACACGGTGGATGACGAAATCTATGCCATGCGCGGAATTAACCGTGGCAGTGGCGTGTTTTCCGATCCGAACAATACACAAAAAATTGAATGGCTGGACCTTAACCTGGATGCCCGTGCCTGGGCCGC